GCACCTTGAGCACCTTGAGCACCCTGTGCACCTTGTTGACCTTTCTGTCCTTTAGAACCTTGAGCACCTTGCGCACCCTGTGCACCTTGCTGTCCTTTCTGTCCTTTTGAACCTGAAGCTCCTTGCTGTCCTTTTTGACCTGTAGCAACTAAATCTGAACCATCAAACAATAAACCAGAATTATCATCTTTTAATTTTAATTCTTTAGATACTTCATAAGTACCATCGCCTGCTGCGTCTTTTTCAAAGAAAACACTTCCTTTGTCACCTTTTATAATAATACGTTCTGCCATGTTTATCTATGGAGCCTGTGGCTCTACCTCCGGAATAACTGCATCTTTTCTACCACCTATCACAACCCAATCGAACTCTACATCTTTTTCAGACGAAGACTCAACAAAGAAACCATCTTCAAGTTTTTCATCTACCCAAACATGATAAGGTCCGTGTGGAGTGATACTAATAGTATAATCATCTCCTACTAACTTAAACCAATATTCTGGTAATTCAACAGGCATACGGTCCATTGCCAAATCAAATTTAGCTGTACCTCTAAAGTATGCTCCATGTTCTGGTCCCTCTAGACATCCGTAAACTAAACGTTTATCATCGTGTATTGGGTGTGGTATATTAAAAGACTTAGTAGATGCTACTAAATGTCCTGAAATATTAACTGCGGGGTTACTGGCCGCAGAATCACCACCTGTAATGTTTAATGCTGTAGTTCCACTAGAACCACCTGTACCAGCAACAGTTACTGCTGTTAGTCCAGCAAGCGTAGTAGATGATGCTCCTAAGTCTATCGCTGTAGTTCCAACAGTCACACTATCGTTAGCTAGTTTATTATTAGCTATACTACCATTAAGCATGGCGTTGGTTACAGAGCCCGTTTGTCCTGTGTGTATTATATCTTTAAAACTGGCACTGCCTGTTGTTGCTTCAGACAATTGCCATTTATCATCGGTTTCGTTCCATCTTAGTACAGGGTTTATTTCAGTACTACCACCACGGTTTACTTCTATACCTGCACTTTCGGTTGGTGATGTACCTGTGTAATTAGAATTTAATTCTATAAAATTATCAAAGACTGTAACAGTCTCTGTAGAAATCGAAGTTGCAGTACCAGTAACAGTTAAGTTACCCTCTACTGCAAGGTTACCTTTAGAAGTGATTGTACTAGAGCTAGTACCTATGTCAATGTCACCACCTCCTACGTTTAAGTTAAGTTTAGAAGCAGAGCCACCACTTCTAGCTTGTATTTTAGTAGAGTTCATACCTATATTGGCTCCACTATCATTACCAATCTGGAACAGACCAGTACCATCAGCCGTTGATAATGCATTACTCTCGGCTATATTAATCTCTAAAGGCACATTAGGCGCTGTTGAGCCAATAGCTAAGTTTTGACCCACCAAATGCCCTGTAGAGCTATTTAGCGTAAGCATAGCTGTACTACCAGTAGAGCCATATTTGTACAGTATAGCCCCATCGTCTAGATATATATCTTTATTAGAGCCATCTATAGCTCCTACTCTTAAGTCTCCATCTACTGTAAGTTTGTGTGTAATCTCAGCAAATGCCATGTTACTTGCGTCACCTATACCAACGTTTCCTGATTTTCGTGACCTAGTATCTGCTGTTAAATCAGTACTCTCTACTCCCCATACATCAGAGGTAGATGCGAGAGAACTTATATAATCGAAAACTGCATTCTTTGAAGGAGCCGTAGTTGCATTAGATGGGTCTGCTGAAGAGTCCCACTGACCACTAAATGCCTCATCACTAACGTTTGCTTCAATTCTTGCTTTGATGTATTGTTTAGAGGGTAGCCTATCATCTAACGACAACATACGTGTTTTTGCCGTTGTAACTTTATTTATTCCGTATGCCTTTTTTGTGGCTTTTTTGTTGATTTTTGTTGGTTTAAATACTTTCATGGCTTATCCTCAAAGTGGGCGACTTTTACTGTGGTGTCGCCCAGACCAAATTTTTAGTGTTAGTTACGAACTATCTAAGATGCGTCAGATATAACAATTACACCAGCTTCTGGGCGTATAACCTTCAATCCATATCTCATAGACATGTATGAACCAGTTATACCGAAACCGGGGTTTGCTTCTTCTACAGTTAGTCCACGTCTTTCGACGTAAGCTACTGGCTTGACCTTCATGTCAAAAACACCGTATCTTGTAGATGGGACGTATGGGTTAACTACAACGTTTAATCCGAATAGTTGTCCTACAATTCCATCATTAGATACGTCATTGACGTAGTCTAGACCACCTTTAGCTCCACCAGTTGCTCCGGCTCCTGCGCCAGAACCTGATGAGAAAGGTGCTGTAAAGTCAGCTAAGTCTAATAGAGTCTTATAGTGGCTTGGTGAGACCAAGATTGTATCTGGGATTCCACCTTTTGCTGATATAAGTTCTATTGCAGTTGTTATTTCTGTTAAAGCGATATCACTGTCACCAGAGTCTGCATCAGATGCGGCTAAGTAGTGTCCACCGTTAGAGGTACCTAAGTTACCAAGGTCGGATACTGAATACTCGCCGTATTCTACTAATCTTGCACCACTGTCAGGGCTGTCTCCGTAGAAACCACCGTGTGAGTAGGTTGCAAAAGTTTCAACTGATGTATCTGCTGTATTGTGTGCAATTGCGGTTGTACCGAAAGTTGTGTCGGCTAATCCGAAAACTGCATAAATAAAGTGCTTTGTGATATGTCTGTCTACTGCTCTTCTTGCTTCGTTTAGAGCTAATTCCATTTCAGAGAAACGTGAATCTTCTAACATTCTTCGGGTTACACCTACTGCAATACCGAACTCCTTAACTGAGACACGTTCGTTTCTCAAGTCAGTGTGTTGGTAAGCTGGGGTGCTTCCCTCTTCGATTCGCTCAAGTCCCATAGAGGGTTTTGCGAATGTAATGTCAACGTCTCCACCTGTTTCTGTAGTGAATCGCTCTGCAAACATTTGTACTACAGGCATGCTTGTGACTTTGTAGTCTTGAATTGCATCCTTGTAGTCTATTAATACGCGGTTTGCTGTTGAGCTCAATGAGCTGTCTGCAATACCGGGGTTTGTTCCTGCTGCTACCATCTTACATCACCAATACCTTTGTTAATCCACCAGCTGCTGGTGCATCTTCTAACGCCAAAGCTACTGCTATGTTTGTTAGATTTCCTGAGCCGTCTTCTGCACATAGGACTAGCTGTCCTGCTGTACTATCGACCATTAAAGCATCTCCTGCGTTTACATCATTTTTACAAATCATGTTTAACACAATTCCGCTTCCTGTTATGACAGAGCACTCGTCGCCTGAAGCCGCATCAGTCAATGCAGCACCTGCTATAGGTGCGTTGTTGTCTGTGGCCAGAGCGAGTTTACCTGCTGTATCAATCTTCAAAGCTTCACCAGCTGAAATTGCTGCTGCTGCTGTAAAATTAAGAATACGTGCTGGTGCTCCACCATCGTTTACTAATACTCCTTTTACTATTGCCATATTTATTTCTCCTCTCCTTTGAATACGATTCTACCGTTTTCCATCGCAAACATGCGTGGGGTTTCCTCAGCTTCTACTGGAGTTTCTTCAGCATCGTGGGATTTACCTTTTCCAAAAGTCCTTTCGGCCTCTACTGGAGTAGGCATAGATTCCATAGCGATGCTAAAACCTTCTAGCTTTATATCGTCCCATGCTTTGAGTTCCTCTGCACGTGCATCCTTCCCATCGTCATCGAGTTTACCAAGAGCAACTTCCTTTTCTAGAATGTTACTAACGAAAGAGTTAACACGAGCTTCAGCTTCTGCTGCTTCTCTTGCTTCTTTTTCTTCTTGGAATTTTGATACGAGAGTCATTGCCTCTTCGTGCTTGGTGTTTAACTCTGCATAAGATTCTTTCATCTCTTCAAGTTGAGATTTCATCGAAGCGAATTCACGCTCGGTGATTCCAACTGCTTCTGAGACAACTTCTTTTATTTGTTCTTCAGCCATGTTATTTACCTCGCTGTTTCGCCCGTGTGTGTCACAGGCACATGATTCTTCGTGGCCTCCACAGCCACAATCTTCATGTTTTTCACCGAATTCACGGTGGTCACTACAGTCCTTTTCAATTGTACATGCGTCACAGACGGGTGTGCGAGTCTCATTATCAATAAAACTCACCTCGATAGGACGGATGTCCATTGCAAACGGTTCTCCTAGAACGTCTACATCCTTAGAAAACCAGTCGATACTGACATGCGTCATATCTCCGTTTTCAATCTTTTCTAACACTCCATTACTTTCAGCTGCACCTCTATATAGTTGTGCGAGCATTTTAACTGCCTTTTTACCATCTTCAAGCTCTACGATTTCTGGGTTGATAGCCTTTCCAAGGAGGTCGTCCTCGGTTCGTTGATGATTATAGTAAACTGGTAGTTCAGTGAAAGTCTCAACACTTTTTTCTAATACGGATGGTTCGATAAAGACCTTTTGGTCGCCATCTTCGTCGTGGGGGCCTGACGTTATAGCGATTACTGGAAACTCTATATGGTCATCCGTATGGACAGGGTCTTCCATTGTCGCAGCGAAACTGCGTTGGTTCTCCTCTCCGCCCCCGGCATTCACAGCAAACTTACGGTCAGTTTCCTGCTCTACCCTCATGCGGCACATATTAGCCGCAATCTCTTGGTGGTCCTCAACTCCTCTTTTCTTTAGAGTTGGGCCAACTTCTATTATACAACGCTCGTAGTCGTACTCTGTGCTCATTCTTCTCTATCCCCCGTTGGATTAGCAGCTGGTTGATTACCAGCGCTGCGATTTTCTGTCCTTGCGGACTCTTCTATTTTATCTTGGTTTCTTCCTCCAGATATATTAGCATTTTGTGCTGTCGCTTGCATTTCCATTGCTCCATCCGGATTCAATCCCCTTTCTGACCTTACTTCTCCGGGTGATAGAACACCTTCAGATAAGTAAATCATATCAGTCTTCGCTTTGATGAATGCATCATCTACATTAACCTGTCTAAACTTAAACCTTGCATCTCCACCTAACAATTGTGGCATCAATTGTGCGTTTATAGCAGCTTCAACCGCAGATTGTAAATGTCTGACGTATGGTTCAAATATTGCTCTTGCTTGTTCAGGGTTATCAAACATAGTTATAGGAACCTTTAGTGCTACGTGTATTTTCTTCAATATATCATCTGTATATTTACCATATTCGAAAGCTCTTTGAGTTCCTTGTAGTTCTTTAACTACAATATCATTACCGTGTATAATATCTTCACCGGGTTCCAAACCATTAAATGCATCTACAATCTCATTTATTTTATCTGGTCCATAAGGCATATCAGGTAAACCTGCGCTAATATCAAATCTACTTGTAGCATATTTGTTTAATGCAGCACCTATATCCCTTTCTGCGTAATCTTTTAAATCTATTAGGTATAGTATAGGGTGTATATCACTCAAACCATAAGCATAATCATCAAAAGGATTATTACGGTAACAAATCAATTCATTCTCTTCAAAACGTACGGAGTCTTTATCGTCTCCTATGTCTTGATAATAATACATTATCTGTCCACTTGGGTCTCTTTGGATGTACATATTCTGTGATGACCTCATTACAAGGTTGTCACCAGTCCACTCCATATAAGAAGTCCCAAATATTCTACCATTTCTTAGCCATGTGTATAATAATTGTTCCATGTTTATTTCGTCAAACAAATCATGTATATTTTCCCTATCTGTATCGTTGTCTGTAACTATATCATATCCATCTTTAGCTGCATACATACAAGGTAGGTCAATAAGTGTTCGGACTATAGGGTCTGTTAAATAAACATTCATATAAGTCTTATAATCACCTATTTGAGGCTCTTTATTAGCTTCTTTTCTGCCAAACATACCACCGTCATTCTGTAATTTCAATCTTTTTATAATTCCAGAACCGTAACTTCTAGGGGTATCCTTCGTGTATGGGGGATTTTCCCCAACAGTTGCAAAACTACGCCTATTAAAAGGCCAATAATCGCTAAGAGCCATGGCTATCATTCCAATATAGTACGATATAGTATATAAAGCTTTCGCCGAAATCTACTTATATACCTCTTAAACCACC